GATTGCGTTCCGGTTGCACCGCCATCTAAGAATAAGATGTAATCCCCGTCAGCTATGGCAGCTTCCCCAGCTTCGGTCAAATCTACGTCGAACTGAGTCCCGGTTAGGTCTAGTAATGCTCCTGCTGTGTAGGTTGTGTCGGTGTCTCCAACATAAGTGTTTATGTCTGAAGCCGGGATTGTTTTCATTACCCCGCCATCATTGACAACAAAGCCATCAGTGTCAGCAATTGTGATTGACCCTCCTACAGCGGTATCACCATCTAACAGGTTTAGTTCTGCTGGAGTTGCAGTAATAGCGGTGTCACTATCCGCTGCAAGAATCGGTATCGTTCCTGATACGTTAGGAATAACAACAGTACGATCTGCTGTTGGGTCTTCAATCGTTAGCGTTGTTTCAAAGTCGTCTGCTGTAGCACCTTCAAATACAACAGCGTTAGTAGCGTTCATCGTTACAGTGTTTACAACTGTTTGTGTTCCGTTAACCGTTAGGTTTCCTGCAACAGTTACTTCTGAAGTGGCATTACCTAGTGTTACTGAAGTACCTGCAATACCTGTACCAATAGACACAGACTCGCTGCCATCAGCAGTATCAACAATCAGGTAAGAATCAGTCCCTTGCTTGACTGTCAAAGCTGTTGCGGAGTTGTCGCTTACAGCAATGTTTATGTCGGTATCATCTGCACTAATTGAGTCAACCGCAATGTCCCCCAGACTTATATTGGACAAGCTGATTTTGTCGTAACCCTTTAGCCATCGGACGTTAGACCCGTAAGTAATCTTGATGTCCATAGGAATTTGGGTCGGGTCTGAAGTAGTAATAGTCCACTTACCGTTAGAGTCAGTGGTGGTAGCACTACCAGCAACTACTGTGGCATTGTCTGCACTAACGTACCCCTGAACTGTTGCGCCAGAGATAGCATTACCAGCGTTGTCGTATACAAAGCCCTGTAGAGTTGTTGCCATAACTAATTACCTGCCAAACCTTGATCGGTCTATTCCTGCTAAGGCATCTCCTACAATAGCCCTCGCATCGTCTATCAAATCGTCCTCGTCTATGAAGATCAGTTTTATACCCAATGTCGCTAGGTACTCTCTAGTAAGAATGTCTGACTGTCTTACAGCTGCACCTTTTTCGTAATGATAAAACACTCCCTGTACGTTAATCGCAAGGTTGGGTGGATTATAAATTTCAAAATCTATAACCCTTCCACCTTTACTTAACCTTCCCCCTGCAAGCTGGCTTTGGTATTCAAAGTCAACTCCTGCCCTCAAGCCTAAGCTTATAAGAGCTTTCCAGCAAAGATACTCAGGTCCACTACCTGCCCACCATTCAGGGACAGGTATTTGTGGAATCGTTTCAGCCATTACGTTTCAACCAACTGGATTTGTATCTGACCTCTTTCATCTAAACCAGTAAATTCAAAACCAGAAGCACTTATTAGATCAACATAATAAGTCCTGTCGGAATCGTTGTCCTTGTAGGTAAACGGAACAAGTGTGTTGGTGTTGATAACAGTTGTTATGTTATCTAGTAATTCTTTAGAAGTTTTGCCTCTGAAGTTTTTATTAGCATCTATCGTCACACTAAATCCGTACTTCGGTGGAATCTTTTCTCTCCACCTTAGTTCTATCAGGTTTAGATCAGGGCTAGATAAAATTGAATTACTTGTCAGGGTTACCTTGAACTTGATAGATGCAAACTCAACACCTACACCAGCAGCAAAATCGTAAGTAGTTGTCCCGTTAGTGGTAATTGTTCCAAGGGATGTGTACGTGTTATTGAAATCAGTTGCATAAGAAACAGCTATATTCACATCAGCAGAACAACCAGATGTAACTGTTCTTAATGAAATAGCTGTCTTGTTACCAGCAGCATCGCCTCCGTCAAACCAAGGCGTTTCCATTGTCCCGCTACTTTCGTATTGGAATGTTGAAATCTGGTCAGGATTTATTACATCAGTTGACAAGGCTATCCAGTAAAGACTGCTACCAACTCCATACCACATTCGGTATTCGTTAAAAGCAAAACTTACGCTAGCGTTTTCAAGCCCTGTGTTATCTGCGCCAATCCACTTAACTTCCCAAGCTGTTTCGTTGTAGCCCAAAATAACTGAGGCTCCTGTACCGGAAACAGGAGGAGAAGCACCACCAAGACCAGAGTTTTGTCTACCAGTAGCAAAGAGGCTGTAGGTCACAAATGTGTCTGCGTTTACAAACGCAAGCAAGTCATTGTGGGTTCCAATTAGTTTTATGATCTGACCTGAGTAAGCTGCAGGGATACCGTGGTCACGGTCAAAACCAACAAGGCTTACTACTGCTGTGTTAGAGCCTGTTTGATATTTGTAAATAGCATTGCCAGCAGGGAAGTAGACCGCATCTCGCCAAACAATTGCACCTATGCCAGAGTTTTCGTGGTACGGAAGTCTTAGTTCTGTTTCTTCCCAACGGTTGTTAGTTTCATCGTAAGCCCAAAGCCCAACCTTTGTACCCGCATAAAGGATGGGAGTACCAGTAGCGTCTCGATAAACGAACAGAGATGTGACGTAACTGTCTGGGAGAGGAAGCGTAGCTTTTATATCAGGGCTAACAGTTGGTCCAGAAGCCCACTGTTTTAGAGTGCCTTCTTTATCTATCCCCCATAGTTGGTTATGCCAAACAGCAAAGTGTTCAACATCTCTTTGGTCATTATGACCGCCACCGCCTGTGTTCATGTCTGTAAACGTAGAGCCATCAGTGGTGTACGTGTAACCGTTTGCTCCTCTAGCAAATATTAAGTAGTTAGCTGTGGTATCTCTAAAGACAACAGTTTCTTTTGTTGCTCCAGTTAAAGCTTTAAGACTCGAAGACCATGTATCACTAGCGTTTAAATACTTGTATACGTTGTTATTGGAAAAAACAACGTACAACTCTTTAACTGCACCAGCAGTAAATTCTGAAATTGACTTTACAGTTCCGGCATTTATAGCTGCTGTTTGATTAGTTTTTCTAGGTAAAAGAAGATGCCCCTTGTACCTAGTTTGGCAATCAGACCACCACACCCTGTCTATTGTTGAAGGGTCAAGACCACGCTCCCAACCAATACCGCCACGAAAGTCGTTCTGTGTAAGGATAGAAGCCCTTGGGTCAGCACCACGCTGAGTGTCACCGATGGTAAATCTTGGAGCAGCAATGCTTACAAGGGTCTTGCGAACTGGTCCCGAAATTCGATACCGCTCGTTGTTCAGAAGTATTTCGTTCTTGCCAACAACAGATGCCATTAGTCCACCATCTTCGTGCCGGGTCTAATTGCAGGGAGCGACCTCTCTGCTTGAGCAGCTATGCCCTCAAAGTACGCAGCCCTTCGGTCATTGTCGTCAGGGTCTGTTGTGCGTCCTCTAGCAAGGCTAAACAAGGCTTTGCTTGTAGCCCTTGCAGCTACTAAATCTGGGTCTAGTTCACAGGTAGCAGAATCACTACTGAGCAATGACGGAAGCTTGTATCCAATAAGCCTGATTAACCTGTAGCCAATGTCTCGTCTTGCAGGTTCAGTAAGAAATACCTTGCGTGATTCTCTGTCTATCCTGTAGTTTCCACCCCACATTCGGACATAAGTAGCAGACTGAGAATCAACGGCTTTAATGTCATTAAGCCACACATACCTAGTGGCTGTGCCAGTTACAAACTTAATACCTACAGAAGTTATTGCTGTGTCTAGTTCTGGGTTAGCTAGGCTTACTCGCATGTATGTCCAAGTACGAGCATTAGCAGCTGGAATATTAATGGTTTCTTTAGCGTCGCCTAGTGCAGACGTACTGCTTAAGACAATAGTTAAGTCGCCAGCATTGTGGGTTGCAGAAGATTTAAACCAAAACTCAAGAGTGTCGTACTTAGCAAGGTTTAAAGATGCAATGTCTTTATATCCAACAGTCCCTGCTGAAACACTATTTAGATAAAAACTGCTAGAAGAGTTGTGAGCCTTCCAGTCTTCAGAGTCTGTAGAAGTGGTTACGTTCGTACCTTCAGTCCAAGCTGCATTAGCTTCTTCGACTTTAGTTCCTGAGTAGTTACTTCGGTAATCAACAGCAGAGACTGCAACCATTTCAGTTGGAATGTCATACCTAGAATCTAAAACATGCCCATGATTAGACTCATCTTCGTCTATGACTAGCCCTCTTGGGGTTCGCTGGATAATAGCCTGATTAATGAACTCGTGAATACGGGCTGGTGGATACTCAGACCTCCAGTATTCATAGGTGTCACTGGTGGCTGTACTAGCAGTAACAGCTGGCTTAAAAGTAAATGTGCCTGTACTGCTAACGTAGTCGGTTACTCGGCGGATAAGACCGTCATTAGTCCCGGATGTAAAGACAAGCCAACCTCCGTTGAACTCATCATCCCCACCTATGTAGTTGGCATCAACAAGTGTTACTGTATCGCCATTTGCTGTCGCAGAACTAGCCGGAGCCTGATCTAAATTTGCGGCAATAGAACGCCTAATGTCTTCTCTAGTTCTGCTTTGAAATGCAGCCACAGCTTACCTACTTGTTTGATCTACGCTTTCTTCTCCAGTCAGCTACGGACTTTAGACCACCTCTTAAGTCGTCTAGTTTTTCCTTGCTAACCGGATGGGTTGATTGCTGCTTTGCAAAAGCCTTTGCTTCTTGCTCTGCAACTTCTTTCTCTTTGTGAAGAAGTTCTTCTAATTGGTGTCCATCAAGCCTTGATGCTCCGGGAATGTAAACACTCTTGCCACTTCCAACATCAAAGGTTTCTTCGGATGGTTGACCAATTATCCGTTCAACTTCTCTAGAGAGGCTAACCTGACGATGCCCTGCTTTTCTACCTGCTGACACAGGTAACCATATTTGCTGCTTCGCCAAGTTAGCCTCCCTAAATAATTACGAACGGATGTTAAGCATTGCGAGCTGCTTGTCAGTCGCAACAGAAGCAATACCAATAGCAACACCAATGTTTGCAATGTCTGCTTCGTCAGAGTAGTCCGTACGCTCTGCCAAACCGTCTTCACCAGCTTGCTGAGAAACAGTAAGAGCGTCGCCAACAATAGCAACCTGTGCTCCTACACCAACGCTTGCAATACCAGAAGTCTGAATCCAAGTGTAGTAGGAAGCACTTACTGGGATGGTGGTTACACCAAGGGCACCAGTAGTTTGCGTTCCATCACCATCAAGAAGCTTTACAGCCGTGTAAGGGTTGTAAACCAACTGTGCTTCAGTGCTGGTTGTAATAGCAGTCCTGAGACCGTCTATTTCATCAAGCGTAATAACAACAGTGGTGTCAACAGCGGCATCGTGAGCAGGGTGTTCTCGAATTCGGTACACCTCTCCTTCACCACCACCATCGTTAAAAACCAAGTAACCATCTTTGTACTGGTTCTTAGTCAGGTTAGTTGTAGGAACTTCAATGCTTACAGCTGTAGTTCCGGCAGCCTGATTTGATGTTGGTGCAAGGTCCATGTCGTGATCGCCAACAAGAGCCGAACCATCAACAATCATTCCAGCAGATGTAATAGCTACACCGCTGTTCTGAGCGTAGTAAAACACTCGACCATCAGGAGTCTCACCCCTAGTTCCAAGCTTAAGCTTCTGACTAGAAGACTCTTCTTTTTCTTGTCCGTACCCAAGCTGTACGGTAATTGGAAATGCCATTTTTCTACCCCTCCTTGGGGATTAACAGGTTCTTACGCCCTGCGATAAACCGATAAAGGTTTAAACAAAAGGCTCGGTTTATCGCTACACCTTTTGCTTCCGTCGCCTTCTCTTGCGTGGAGCAGGAACAGGCTCAGGTTCACTTAGAGTACCTGACTCTACGGCTTCAGAAAAGGTCTCAACGACGTTGAAGTCCGACAACTTTTTTTCTGCTACAGGTTCAGGGTCTGGAGGAGTTAAAACAAAGCCTCTATCCAAGTATTTTTGAAGAAAAGACTTAGGAAGATTTGGAACTTCTTCCCAAACTTCTTTGTTTTCAATAATTGCTTTTTTCCACAGGGAGATTTTTTGTACTCCCCCTACAGACATTTCAATTTTTGTACTTCTTTTAGAAACCATTGTTAAAAGCCTCCACTATATAACCATGTAATGCGTAACACCCCCCCCTAAAGGGGGGTGTTACTACTAGTGTTACTAACTGTTGTTAGTAGCTGGGTTACCGATTTCGTATCGGATAGCAGCACCACGAGTGTCGTCAACTTCAAAGACTGCGTAGTCCTCGGTTACGACAACCTCGTAAGCACGAAGCGAAGCGTCTCGCTCACGCTCCTCTGAACGACCACTTGCGGACAAGTGACCCATTGCTGTCCTGTCGGCAATTACACCGTAACCGGATTCTGTAGTTCCGATAACGGAAATGTTTCCATCCTCAAAGAACGGAACACCAGAAAGCTTAACGCCAGTGTAGTAGTCCTTAACAGCTGGCTTGTTGAAAGCATCAGGCAACGGGTAAGTTGCAAGAGTGTTTCCAACGTCAGTTGCAAGGTTCCAAATAGCGTTAGGGTGGTGAACTGCAAAAAGGTCAGTACCAAACTTACCTGACTTTGCGTTTGCAATGATTGCAGAAGCATTTGCCAAGTTCAAGTTGATGTTATCAGCACCAAGAGCAACCCCGCCGTTCAAAGAAGGGAACAGAGAAATAATGTCCGTGTCCTTCTTACGAGCCATAGCGTCACCCATCTGGCGACCAATGATCTTGTAAACATCTTCGTTGTTCTGGCGAAGAAGAGTGTCGGTAACGATTACCTTAAGACCTACCTCAGCGGTTGTGGCAGTAACAGTTGAGACATCAATGTCCTCACTGTCAATCATGTCGTAACCTTCCGCAAGGTCTTCTGCGGTCATCTGACCGACTTTAGGAATCTCCAGCTTGTACTCACCGCTGCCAAGGTTGAACTTCTCGATAAGTCCAACCATCGGTGCGTTGTGCTCTTCCGTGTATCGTGCTTGTGCAAGCATGATACGGGACATGTTTTGGAGATTACCGGATGTACTTGTAGCAACAGCCATCTCAAATTACCTCAGTTAAATATGGAAAGACCCATCTGCTTAGCAGCTGCTCTTGCCATGTCTTCAGTTATTGCAGAGTCCCCTGCGTTGTAACGGTCTAAAACACTTTCAGCATTTGTTGGAGCTACGTCTGATGATGGAACACTAGAACCATACGACTGACCGGGAATTGCTCTTTCAAGCCTTCCAGCTAGGTCATTAATTTTCTTTTCGTATTTAGCTCTAATTTCCATTTCTTCTGGTGAAGAGGAGCCATTCAAACTTTCAAAAGGAATCCCATATTGAGAAGCCAACTCGTATTGGCGAGTAAGCATAATCCGATTCTGGAACTCTTTATTTGTATTGCTTAGCTGTCTTTCAAGCTTGTTTGCCTTAAGAGTTGCAAGGTATTCCCGCTTAGCACTTGCAGTTTGTCTGTCTGCATACTGCCTTGCAGTTACATCATCGAACCCTTGGCTTATAAACTCAGAGTAAAGCTGGTCAGCATACTGACGAACTTCTGTATCTAAAGTCTTTAAGCTTTCAGCCTCTGCACGTTCCGCCTCAGCAGCTTTACTAGCTGCTAGCTGTTTCTCCATTTCCGCAATTCGTTTATCGGTAGCTGACTGAAAACTTTTAAACTCTTCAGTCTCGTAAACGGAACTCTGTTTCTGAGATTCATTGCCAATAGAAACATTGTCAATGCCAGCACCACCGACGTTAGTGTCCAGTTCTTCAGTTACTGTCTCTTCTATTGCTGGTTCCGGGACATTTGCAATGTCCGGTTCTGGCGGAGCAGTAACGTCATCAAATGGAACACTAAGGTCTACGGGGATGTCTTGCACCGTCGTTGGACCTGTTAGCTCATTTTTCTCAGTAGTCATTTATTTTCTCCGTTATGTAACACCTGTTAAATGTCACACAACACTTGTTTAGGTAACAAAATAATAATGTTTATCTGGCTTCTGCGCCAGCCAGCCTAATGTTTTGGATTCTCTGCTCCATAGTAGGAAGCTGTTCTGCTCTGTTCTTTTCTGAAGAGAACATGCGCTGTGCTTCTAGGCTTCTTGTGTACTGTGCTGGTACTGAGTAAAACTCATCTTCAAGCAAGCTAGGAAGTTTGTTTTGTCCCTTAAGCACATTCATTAGTGCCGGAGAAATTTTACGTTTGACCAAGCCAAATATTCCTTCAGGCAGAGGAAGCAAGCTTCTGTTCGCCTCAACAAAAGCTCTTTCTCTGTCCGTCAAAGAATCCATGTAGGCTTTTATTTCTTCGTCACGAGTAGCATTTGACTTTGCCGGGTCACCGTAAATAGCTGCAACTTGTTCAAAGTATTCATCAAGGGTTTCTTCTAGTGCAATTCGTTCTTGATTAGTACCTTCGTACTCTCCGAAATATGACTTACGAGCACCTCGTATTTCAGCTTCAGCACGAGCCTTTAGTTCGTAAATTCTTCCGTTCTTTTCGCT